GACGAGTTTTCGGTCTATGTATTGAGCATAGTCTTTCGCCTTTACTGAATATCGCACAATGTTGTGACCTATGACATTTTCTGAATACTGAATCAATACTCCACCAAAAATCTTGTTTCCATCATGAAAAACCTCAACCTCATCATTGAGTTGTGGTTTGTAACCAACACCGGAATATTTTTCAACTTTGAAGTTGAGTGTGTTTGTTTTCTGATTTATTTGGTCATTGATTGTGACTGATTTCATCAATATTTGATCAGTAACATCCACATGGTTGATTTTGAATAAGATTGCCATGATTACATTTTGACATTGTCTTTAATAATGCGAATGATTTTATCTCCGACCTTTTCTGCCATTTCATCGTCACCCATGAATGAGTTTCCTGTGATCATAATGGTTACACCTCCACCACCTGCAAGACGATTTGTTGGAACGATTGACCCAAAAGATTGAGGAACAAACATTTCCGGGCCTTTTTCTCCTACGAGATAAGGTTTTGATGGGTCGACAGAACCACCTGATGCCCTTTTCCCAAAAATACCTCTCACTCCTGATGATATATTTCCACCAATTTCTCTCATCTTGCTGATAATTCTTTTCACAAAATTCATCACTTTTTCAAGTTTTTGTTGGAATGGAGTGATAACATTCGCAACCACCCAATCAAATACAGATTTGAAAGTATTTTTCAATGTTGAGATGAGATAACCCCTGCTATTGCTCCAATGATAGTTGTCACAATTGCCTTGTAGTTGTTGAAATATGCGATAACAAGGTTCTTGATTGCTGTGAATACTGCGATAAAGAAGTTTTTCACCTTATCAAGTGCAACATTTATTGCATCGCCCCATTCGGTGAATTTCTGCATGATTGATTCAAGAATTCCTGTAAAGAACTCTGCAATTCCATTCCATATCTCAACCAGTGATTCCCAAAGAACCATTGCTCCATCTTTAATCATGTCCCAATGTTGGATGAGTTTGACAATTATGAAAATGAGAACACCTATACCTGCGACAATTGCGAGAATAGGAAGTGAAATCATCGTGAACACCGGCAAGATTGCTGTCATTACAAGCCCAAGTGTTCCAAGAACTGCTGTGAGCCCTGCAACTGCCAATGCTCCAATAGTAAGCCACTTAACAAGCTTTGGGTTCTCTTTTGCCCAATTCGCAAACTTTTCAATAATAGGCTGTATGATATCAACCAAATCTTTCATGATAGGCATGAATACTTGACCAAGCTGAATTTGCAAGTCCTCCATTGTTTTCCTCAATTCTTTTTTTGATTTTGCAAGAGAACCTGTCGAGCGTTCATAATCACCAATTGCATTTTTTGATTGTCGCATTGCAATTTCAAGTGTCACTTCTGCTCTTGCCTGTCGTAGTGCCTCACCTGTTAGGTTATTGAGTCCTTTTTTGAGAAGCTCTGCTTTAACATCAGCCTCCTGAATTGATATACCATAAGTTTTGAGCGACTCTCGTTCACCAAGTAATGCTTTCGTCAAGGCTTGTGAAACTGCCTCTGCACCACCTTGTGCATTTGTGAACGATGCGAGATCAACTGCCAATTTGCTCACTTTTCCTGATAGGTCGAGTGCAGATTCTCCCCAAGACCTGTCAAAAGGTCACCTGTTGCAGACAAAAGCTCTTTTGATTTCAAGATACTCAATCCATATGAATCGTTGAGTGTTTTTGCCATAGCCTCAGCCTCTTTTCCGACATCTTGAAAGACAACATTGAATTTGTTTGTCGCTTCCTCAAAATCTGATGCCTTATCAACAACTGAAACAATACCGGCTGTAATACCAGCAAAAGCAACACTCCCTGCGAGTGCCATTTTTTTGAATGCAGGCTTGAACTTTTCAAGTTTCTGTCTTGTCACATCTGCTTTGTATTGCAACTTTGTGAAAGACTTCTCAACATCTTTGAAAGCTTGTTTGGACCTGTTGATAGCATTAACGATGATATTTATGTTTTGATTGTTGTTTGACATATTCTTTTTGCTGTTTCTTTGCCTCATCGTTGTTTTGCTTTATTATTTCAGCAATAAACCATGCAGGCGTTTCCAGATATTCCTGGAATGTCCAATGCATCATTCTGCACACTTGAACAATATTTTCTTTGTTGGCTATTCTAAACCCTGACTTTCTTGAATCTCTGTAATCTTTTTTATCAATTCATCATATTCTGATGCTCTCAAATCAAGACATCGTTCAACAATATTTTCTTTACTTCCATTCATGGAAACCACAAATTGTTTTATGGTTTCTTTTTGTTGGTCAATGGTGATTGATGCAGGAACTTCGTTGAAAGCCATTGACATACCTTTCCCATCTCGTGCATCTGATGCTTTCATTGATGGATTGAATTTCACATGTGAGAAAATGACATTGTTGATTGCCTGTTCCTCTCGTGCGGTAAGCCATGCTTTGATTTCAAACTCCGTTCCAAAGCTTGTTTTGAAATTGATTGTTTCTCTTTCTTTCATAATTATTTTTTGGTTATCGTTTTTAATGACTGATTGATTATCAGTGCAGTGGACACCATATGCAGAAAATGTCCACTGCACCAAAAACCAATGCAGGTTTTTAATATGATGCTGTTTCGTTCACCAATTTCACTTCGATTGCCTTTGAGCTTTCATTGTCAAAATGAGCTTGGAAACCGATTGTTTCTTTTGCAATTTCATCAATTGCAAGGTCACGATCATATGATTCAAATGAAACCTTTGGTAATACAAATGAAATCTTTGGATGACTTGATGAACCAATAGTGACATCTGTATTTTCAAGAGTGATTTCCATCGCTTTATACGCTCCGCTCTTGTATACATCATAGAAAGTCTTGTCTATGTAATCTTTTGAGAAAGAACCATTGATATCAAATACAAGACCAATGATATCTGTTGGAACTTTTGATGATAGACAAAGTCTTGGACGAGCATTGTTCGTGATTGATAGTGAAAGCTCATTCAAACATTCACCGCTTGCATTTGCAAGGTCAGAAACGCTGTCAGCAATTTTGATAGTTGCATGGTAGTGGTCAAATTTGTAGTCATTATCCGCAAAAGCAACAGAGTAATCAGAATGCTCTGCCTGCTCTTTTGCAATGAAAGATGCAACTGCATAGAGCATGTCATCTGCTGGGATAGTGAACTCCATACTTGAAACCACTGCGAGAGATGTTTCATAGTCTTGTTTCCCTAATTGTGAGAGTGCAAGTGTTAATGATGGATTTTGTGGATTTGATGCATCAACTTCAAAATCGTGTTCATATACATCTGTTTCCGGTGATGTTGTTGTAACACTTCCAAGAAGTGACTTCAAAAGATACCCCACTGAATTGTTTCTCACATTGAATTCAAGATCACCCTCAACTCGTGTTGATGATATTGTTGAACCTTGTGAGTTTATTCTTGACCCTTTTGTTTCCTTGATTGTCGTTTTTTCATTCTCAACCTTGATTCCTGTTGGAACTCTTGCTGGTATGAATGCTTGCGGTGCAACTGCTGTCCCTCTTGTTGATTCAAGACCTACACCTAAATTGATATTTTCTCCAAATAACATAATACTTTTACTTTAATGATTTTTTTAATAATTCACTCGCCTCTGCGAGAGATGATGCCTCAATAACCTTTTTTTCATGAGGAAATGAGAACTTCGTTTTCCTGATAATTTTTTTTGATTGCTTTGTTTCAATCTCGTCACTTTTCATGACTTTTGTTTGATATACCTTTTTCATATAGTTTATTATAACATAATTTTTAACATTGACCGACCACTCGACAGGTGATTGTCATCCTTACATATCGATAAACTCCCTCATCTGTTTCAAAATAGCCCCATTCTGTGCTTGTAGGTGATACATTATGCACCCCTGACGAAGCAAGAGCGTTTGATTTTCCGAACATTTCAATCAATTCATCTGCAACCTCATCAAGTGCAAGCCCTGATGTTTCTTGTTCAGACTCTTTGTTGAAAGCGTAGTATGCAGTCAAATCAAAATTATACTTTCTCTCTCGATTCTTTGTTGATTCAACTTCCGATTTATGTCCTGTCGGCTCTACGATGACCGCAGGAAACTCATCGATTGATGAAGTCGGAGAGATATAAACCTTCGCTATTTTGTTTTTTTCTGCATCTATCTTATCAAAGATTGCTTGTCTAATGATTTTGTAACTCATAATATTTTTTTGATTGCTTTTTCAATTTGCACACTGAAAATTTTCGGATAATTGGTTTGGTCAATTGCTCGTTTGAAAAATGGATTTGCTTTCGTTCCTGGATGATGAACAACTTTCCCAAAGATTTGCCCTGTTCTACGATTTGCCAAGACTTTTTTCTTTCTCGCTCTAATCACATGAGGTCTTGTTCCCTCATGGACAAAGATTGCATATTTTGCACCTGCTGTGATAACACCTTTTTTCTTTGATGGAAAATAGTGTCTGATTGATTGCCTCAATGTTCCACCTCTTACCTTTCC